GTCTACTCCTGCCACTTGACCGACAAGGCCCGCCGTAGAGGGATTGGCTGACAACGCCTGATTGATACTACCCTGCATCGTCGGATCGACTTGATTCCAAGGAGTAAACGCGGCATTGGCCGGCCCTCCCCCTAAGCCAAGCGAACTAAGTGCGTTGCGAAAGAAACTCCCGACGCCGCCGAGCGCACCGCCGCCCGACGTGCCGATGGACCCGAGAGCACTTGTCAAATATTGCAGCGCGCCGCTCATTTGCCCCCCGATATGGCCGGGCCAGTGCTGAGAGTCTGCCCGCCGCCCAAATTCGCCTGCCCGAGAGCCGAGCCCAATTGAGAAAGCAACGTAAATGGCCAGTTAACAGCATTCGCCGCGTTGGTCTGGTTCACGTTCATCGTGTTCTGTAGCTGCTGCTGTTGCGCGGAGCCAATGCCGTAAAGTCCGCTCAAGGCACTGCTGCCCAGCGTGCTCATGGCGTTTAGCGGTTGATAGAGCCCTGATGCCGCCGTTTGCAGATTCTGCCCGGCATTGAGCTGCTGCCCCAAGCCAAATTCCTGGCCGCCAAGTTGGCTTTGTGCCGCGGCGAACCGATTCCCCGACTCGAATTGATACGCGGGCTCATAGATGTTGGCCCCGAGGGTACCGAGACCCTGCCCAAGCCCGTATTGCGCTTGTCCTTGCGCCTGATTAAAGTTCGGCGAGTTGAATGCCCCGGCCTGTTGAAACTGCGCCTGTAAGGCCGGCTGCGTGGCGTACTGATACTGATTCCCGAGCTGCGTCGCAGCCTGGTTGTAATACTGATTCAGATAGGGGTTCGGCCCCATCATCTGCCCGCTCGAATAGGCATTGAGCGTGGCATTGGAGGGCATCATGGAGCCGCTAGCAAAGGCGGCCTGAGTCCCAGCACCCTGATTTGCTAAACCCTGCGCGGCGGGATAGAGCCCCTGCGCGCTGTTATACACGCCAGGATATAACTGACTGCCGAGATTGAATGCTTCAGTCTGTCCGGGCTGAAACGCCGCAGTCTGATAATTGAGCCAAGACGGATAACCGCCGCTCATGTAGGAGTTAACCCAATTGTTGACCCCGGACAGATAATTCTGGGCGGACGGGACAACCCAAGGAGAAGGCCCCGTCTGCGTGGTACTGGTAGCGGTTCTGGTCCCTCCGCCGCTCATGCTATCTCCTTGCGAATGATAATTTGATGAGCCGAGTAACCAAACTTTCGAAGCCGGCGTAGCCAAGCGGTTCTCGAGGTCAGGCCCTCGACATAGCGCACGCCAATTTCCTTGGCCCTCTTCTCAATCAGCCTCAGCACATCTCTCATGGCGCGCGGCTCGGTGCAGTAGGTGATCCAAACGAACAGCGTAAGCGGCACCTGAACAAATTCATCGTTATAGAGGCGCAATATCACGAAGCCGACCGGCTGGGTTCCTGCCGTTGGAACTATTAAATGACACTCACAAAACAGCCGCCCCAGATGACCGCCATCGATCGCGGCGCGCACATGCTCAGGGAGCCACTGCCCGGAATGCTTATCCTTCTGCTTAATCCGCAGGAGTCCCGGTCGAATGAAGCTAGGCCAAAGCACCTTGATTGCATCGGCGTCGGCGCGGACAAGCGTCCAACCGGGGAGAGCGGCCGGACGCCGATTCACCTTACCGTTAGGAGAAGATGCTTTGGATTCTTGGATCAGTTCCATACTTTAAGGATAAGTCCCGATAATCGCCCAGCTCCCGACTGCATAATCAAGCACCGCCAGGGCTTCAAGCGAAGACATACTGACCGCGCCTCCGCCATCAATCGTGTCGCTGCCATTCGGCGAAAGAGTAGCTCCGCCGCCGCTCAAATTCTTCACAACATACTGAGCCTGAGTAGCAGCAGCCGTCGGAAGCGTATAACTCGCGGCCGTCAACACTATAAAGACCGGAGCCGAACTGTTAACCGCTTGCTCAACCCGAGTCAGATAGGTCTGCAAATAAAGCACGAGCGCTTGAATATAATGGACCAAGGTCCCAAACCCGGCCCAAATTGCACCCCACTGATTCCCCGGCTGAACCTGCGGCACAGGCGGTAATTGAGGCTTAATTAGCATCAAACCTCACCTGTGATATACGTTTCGACGTTGCCCGCACTCTGCTCGCATGGCCCATACACCTTTAATTGCCAGCGAGTCAGCCGGCCGGTGGTTACGATATTAAACCAGCCATCATCAGAAATGGCCTTGCCGACCTTCGGGACCGGGGCTGTCCCTACCTTCATCTGCACCAGCGGTAATATACGAGCTGGCGGACTCGAGGTCGTCGGCACCGGATAAGTGGTAAACCCTGGCATGATTCGCGTAGTCTGCCAGACATGCTGGCGGTCGCCGAAGTCCTGCGAGGTCACATACATATCGCTGATGATGCTCAATGGCGCAGTATCATCGTTCACCATCAGTGAGTGATCGGTTGCGATGACTCCATGCGTATTGAGCGCGGTTCCCGTTAGCGCATAATCGAGGTCCAGCCGATCCATAAACCAGCGTGGTTGAGCGCCGCGATTATAGAAACCGATAACACTGTCGATCATTCCTGCTTGCCCGCGCGCCGTTGCATTTGAAGGATAGTGCCACATGATGAGGTCATTGATATTGTCGAAGTGACCGACCATGTTCTGCGCAAAAGGCTGATTCAAATCCCCCTGCTTGACTCCGTTGCCAAAGAACCATTCCTTGACGTGATTTGGAACCCGGTTGAGGTTATATCCGTCGAAGCTCCAGAAATCGTCAGGACCGACGAAGTAATCAATGTCGCCGGTATTGATTAGCATCTCGTTAGATTTGACCCCGACGGTCGTCGAGACGGTGCCGGGGCTACCGAAGTCCCAACCAATCAGATTGCCAACGAAGGTAGCTGCTTGAATCGCATTTTGCCGGTAGACAGCAAGCAACGAGCGCTTACGCTGAACCGAAGTAATATTCCCAGCGAGCTGAGCCAGCGTGTATTGGTAAACCTGCGAAGGGCCGTTTGGGGTCCACGAAGCAGTAGGAGCTAGATTCGAGTAAAGCGTCTGTGAATTCGGCGGGACCAGGATGACAGCATAGTCGGTAGACGCCACCAGCGACGCAATGGGTGGACTGCCAGTGAGCGGCAACAGCAGATTTGTCGAGTTGTTATAATACTGCGTCGGGTCTACCCCATTAGCCAGAATGAAGTACTGACCATAAGGGGCTGCCCGCCAGCGATTTACGCTGTTAAGAAATCCTGTCCCAAGCGGGCTGGGATGGCCCCCCAAGGCGATATAAACGCCATTGATCGTACAAAGCAGAATGCACTGCGTACCCAGCAGATAAGCAACAAAGGCCCCATAGCAAGTTGAAGGCAGCGAGGAGCACAGAACAGACATCGGCGACACGGTAGCCACGCCCTTTTCGGTCGGGCGGAACTTCCGCATCGCCGTGATATTCCCCGGCGTAAGCGAATCTAAATCCGGGGCAAACTCATTCCATATCAGCGCTGCCATGATTGCTCCGGTACTGGCTCAATACGTGATCCGCTATCTGCTCGATGCTGACACCCTCCATCTTGTCCACGGCGCGGGAAATCAACCGCCCAAGCTCAATCCAATTAGGATTGCGAAGCTGGGAGCTGGACACCCGGCACATTACCTCCATACAAATCGCAGTATTTACAGCCATTGGCGAATTATCGACGGTTGAGTAACCGCATGAGCTTGAACTTGAAGCAGCGATAGCGCCATGTCGCGGCGTTCCCCCCATTTCACAACCCGAGCTGACTGCGGATTAGCCTGGTCCAGATACTCCTCGCAGATGGCAAAACAAGTGGCCGCGCGCAGGAACACATTGCCGTCATTGGTCCAGAAGTTTGTCGTGTCCTCGTAATCAGTCGGCCCTGGCGCTGTGGCCATCATCGTCAATTCGACCGGGAATTGCGCATTGGGCGTCGGGAACAATCGAAGCTGGAGCCCGTAAACACTCGCTAAGCTTACCGGCAAGGAAGTGAACGGCGGCTGGAGCACATCAACCGTGAGAATATCGGTGTAACGGTCTGCGATAGTGACCGGGATCCAGACTCCATTGTACTGGACTCGAACGAAAGTTAGACGCTGAAACCCAGCCGGCAGCTTGTAGAAGAACTGACCAGGCTGAGTATTGATATAATTCGTGGTTTCCGAAGGGGCAAAAAGCTGTGGGCCATAGAGAATGATTTGCTCATTGGCAAACTCCTCTACGAGTTCACGTCCAAGGTCGTCCCGGTTCAGGCGGAACGGAATGGAATCGAGAAAATCGCCCCAGCTTTGACCCATCTTTAATCACCTCGAATCACTCAAGCGGGCGCATACGCTTCGGCTGTGTCTTGGCCGGATGGCTGCCACTCTGCGCACCCTCGCTGTCGAACCACGTCAGATCGCGACTGAGCCGATCTGCGTCATCGGGCGTGAGATCGCTCATCGGTGGAGAGCCGGTGACGTAGCCGAAGGGTCGATTATTGGCCATGCCGTAGTCCATCAATATTTCTTCCCGCCTTTACCTTTCGGCATTTCTTTTTCTTTGCCTTTACCCTTTTTCATTTACGATCCTTTTTCGACATTCCCGCGCCCTTGAGTCCGATGGCTATTGCCTGTGCACGACTCTTCACTTTCGGGCCATGCTTGGACCCGCTGTGAAGCTTTCCCTCGGAAAATTCGCGCATGACCTTTTCAACACCTTGAGGGCCTTTAGGTATAGGCATAAAGACTCCCCTAAAAGCATTTCCACGTCGAACCCAGACAAATAGCAACAGCCGAATTCGACGAGCTTCCTGCGCAATTCTGCCCTTCAGCGGCTACGGAAGTTGAATCCGTTACCAACGCCACAACCCCGTTATATGCGGCGGCACACGTTGGCAAAGTGGCGACTTTCCCATCGCTGAACTTCCCCGCTTTAGTTGGCAGATAAGCGTTCCCCGTAGCGTTCCAACCATAAAGCGCGCCGTTGGTGGTATCCAGACACCAAGGGTTATAACCGAATTGCGGGGACTGGCTGCAATTCGAAGACTGATTCGGTGCAAGCTGCGCGAACGCTTGCGTCGCGCCGCTGAGCAAGAGCACCAAACTGAGAATCCCGAGGAACCTCATTGCCTTATTCCTTGTAGCGCGTATAGGTTTGCGGCGTGTCCGCCACGTTGCCGCCGCCACTCAACATGCGCGTCGGCTGACGACTCACACTGGTAGCGCCCATCTTGCCGATGAATCCAGTGGCCGAGGACTCCTCGTAGCTCATGTTCCGACGTTCTTCGCCCATCGGGTCCATGGCGTAATTCGAGCCGACTTCGGTCCAGCCGCCGGCCAAGGCATAACCAGCGCGGCCATTAACGACATAATCAGGCTCGCTCTGATACGATGCCGCATCGGCCCGCTCCTGGGCTTCATCCATGCCTGCATCAGTACGGTAGCTATCGATATATTTCGCGCCCGACATAAGGGCCATATCAGTACTCCGTGCCGTTTTTACGGCCAGTCAAATTCCCGATTCCAATCGAGAGGTTGCGCGATCTCAGATCCAGCTGATCAGCCATTGCGTCGCTAGTTGGATAAGGCCGATCAGGGTAAAGCATGCTATCCAACGACATACTCGAAGGAGCTTCATATCGAGTTCCCCCCGGACCTCGACAGCAATAGCCATCCCGGTAATACTCGTCCGTCAAAGGGCTGAAGGGCGTATTTGCCGGCCATCGACCACCATTACCCCATCCCATCATTCATTCTCCTGTCCCGGCAAAGGCTGCCCCGGCGCAGACTCGGTATGCGGATTGAAATGTGCGGGAGCTGTCGCCGGTCCATTAGGTTCGGGTTCTAGCCCCGGTTCCGGATCCAGAACAGGTTGGCCACCCATCAGAACCAGCAACGCATCTATGCGGCGGTTGAGCCCTTCCAAAGCCGTAGCGACACGCACCGAGGCATCTTCCGATACCGCCATGTGCTGGCGCTGGAGCCGATTAAAGGTCATTATTCTTTCGTTTGGCATTAGAATGTCACCGAAGAAGTATTAAGAGTCTGCAAACGTAGCACGCCCTTAATAATTCCGCTGGTTGTCGTTGTGGTGGCGGCCGTGGTGATCTTGAGCATAAAGCTGATCGTCGGCCACGCGGTATAGCCGGTGTAAAGCGTACTGATCGAATACTGTTTCGGGATTACCCCCCGGACTGGCGCTCGAGCGGTAGTAGCGTCAAAGCACATCAAGGGATGCAGAACCCCAGCGTTCCCTGCGCCGACTTGAAGACCAGATGCAAAGGTCGCTTGGAACGCGCCGGCAGAGCCGTTCGTGTCGCCAAGGCTAATTCGTACCGCAGTACCGCCGCTATCCAAGTTCGGAACTTCAACGTGATAGCCCATGACAATAACTCCCTGCTTATAGGGAATCGGACACAGAGCTACGGTATCGTTGATGACAAACCCAGCAGCGCCAGTGGTATGCGCGATATTAAATTCAAACGCGCGAGCCCAGCCCTGCGCCACCCCCCATGGAGCGGAAATTTGGATGTCGGTCCAGGTATCTGCAAGATAAGCGGTTGCCATTTTAACTCCTTGCTAAAATCGGCAGATTAAGTACGGAGTTTGTATCCTTACGGAGCAGCGTAAGTGCTGACAGCAATGGTCGCATAGTTCTGCGCCACGCTGTTAATCGTGACTTGAGGCTGCGCAATGCCGTAAATGAAGCCAAAAGTAATGCGAAGCTGATTACCGCCGTCCAGAATTTCCTCGTACCAACGGACTCGCAGCGGAGACCCTTCCATGTTATCGGCAGCGCCAAAAGCAATACTCAGGGCTTGCGCTCCCATGAAAATTCCGCGCGCAACAGAGGTAGTGCCAAGCGTTGTGGGAGCAGCGGTCAACGTACCGTTAGGCATCATCACCTGATTCTGCGTTGAATCGCCCCAAGGAACAGCCGCATCGGCGTGCATCACCGTGCCATCCCGGACACCAATGGCCCCAGTCCAAATGGGGTTCCCGGTAACTTGGCCGCCCTGCATGGCCATTCCCATTATGTTGCCCCATTCACCAGCCTGGAAATTGTTTTTCAAATCCCTGACCTGTAAATGATGCAGAAAGAGCATCCCCGCAATCTCAACGCCCTTGATAACGGGCGGTTTGATGGGAACAATCAACGTAGACTGTGACTTCGCCACCGCCTCGGTGATTAACTCTAGGTCCATCACTTCGGCGGAAGTAAGAGCACCCTCGTTGGCGGCACCGCCGGAAAGAATCTGATGGCTGGAATCCAGCGTAGGCGGGGTATTAAGCCCCGTGTATGCCTGATTTGCCTGATTGGTATTGGACGCAGCCTGATTCAAAAGCCCCGCATTGAGAATGCCTTTGATCCAGTTAGAGCCCTGCGCATAAGCCGCATCACGCATCGACCACGGGATCCGCTGTTGCGACATGCGCCCGACAATCAGTACCGTATTGCGCTGCTGATTGATAGTGAAACTGTTGACTTGCCACGCCAGCGCCGTCTCCTGTCCGGCCAGCGGGGCATCACCGATGACCCCTGGACCGGTCAATTGAGGCAAAAAATTGAATTTAATCGTGTCACCCGGCCCTTTCAGCGGTTCATCGAACAACTGAACAATGCCGGTCTGGTCGCGGGCATTGAGGCCCGGTGCCATCAATTTGGCGAGGACAGGGGTATGTATAGCTTGTAAAAAGACCCTCCGGCTGTAGATAACCACAGCAGCCGGATCGTTTGAAGGGACGATAGTCTCGGCCACAGGGACAAACCTCGAAATCTCGCAGTCCTTACACGCGAGACAAAAGTATTAGTTTGTGCCGAAATTACCGTTACGGCGGGACGATGCCAGGCTTCAAACAGCCGCCCCACTGGCGCGGGCGATGACGGCTTTCGCGTCCGTCAACTACGTATGGTGTGGCTGTCTCTGTCTTATCTTTAGAATAATGTTACCGCATATGTCAAGCGGGGGGGCCTAACGGGGTATTATCCCAATCGCTTCAACTCATCAGCAATGCTCGGCAAGCGCGGCCGCAACGTCGCCTCCAAGTCAAAATGGCGGCCCGAGTATTCATTGCTGCCTGGGCGCCGAAAGAAATCCTTCTGCGTCCAAGCCTCTTTCACCGCGCAATGCAGGCACCATGGGCCAGTGCCAAAGGCAAAAAAGGCCATCACGTAATGCCGCCCGTATTGGTCTTCATAAAGGCCACCGTTGCCATCGCGGTTGAGTCCATGCAACTTCGAAAGATGCCCCTTGCAATGGAGACACGCTGCGCGAGTATCAGATACGATCGGAAACCAACCGGTCGCATTGGAGCCGCCTCGTCCCTGCCAAGTCGGTAGAAATGACATCAGAGTTCCTTATAACGTCCGCTCTCAATGAGCGCGTCGAGTTCATTTTCGTTCAGCCGAAGTACATCGTTGCGATTACGAATGACCTTCGGCCCCGGCGCACCACCATCATCCGTGCTGCTTTCACTTAAACTGTTGGTTGCGGCGCTGATTTCTTTAGCCTGAAGCACGCGCTGGCGCGCGGCCTCACCTGTATCTCGGATTGGCGGCGCGGCAGCGCCGGCCTTCTTGTAGCCTCGACGTTCCGCCATCCGGTAAATACCCTCTGGGGCAACGCCGTTGCCACGATTAAGTAGGTAAGTGTCACGAGCAGCCCGGAAAATCGCCTCATCCTCAGCCGTGCGACCGTTTTGATCCGCGGCTTCCTGCACATCTTCCTGACGCGAGATGCGATCTATGTGATCTACGTAGCCCTTGAAACGCGAATCGCCCTGACGCCCCATCCGCACCGCTTCTGTGAGCTGACTGATTTGCTGAGTCGAGAGCCCCGACTTCTCCCAATCTTCGGTTTCTTCGTTAATTAGATAGTTGCGTGCATCGAAATAATCCGGGTGCTCGCG